GGTTCCGTGAGTTTTCCTTGCATCTTCAGCCATTTATTTTTACCTCCTTATTCGTGATAAGCGATAGTCACGTCAAGGGCGACGTGGTGGATCGCGGTTTCTTGCTCGAAGTTTTCAGATTCATCCTCGATAAACACGCTGTCGATATCGACGGATTCCGTCGGCCAGGATTCCATTGAGGCGCGGACTAGGGCAGCCATCGTGTCGGCCTGATCGGGGTCCGGCGAGAAGCAGGATATTTGCAATGTCACATCGGTCAGGCCAGAATAGCCGTCGTGGTCGTAGCGTGGAGACTTTGAGAGCTGCCAGATGATCACGTGCGGCGGCTGCAAGGACTGATTCCGGGGGAGGCGGTTGCCGCGATAGATTCGGGTGCCAGTGATCGCTTCCAAAGCGGTTACAGCCAGGAGACGCTTGGCGGTTTCGACTTTGATGTTCACTTCATCGCCTCCTCCAGAATTTTCTCGACACCCTTCTCGATGGTTGAGAGCGCCTCGCCCTGCTTGGCTTCAATGCTTTCAGCAAAGAAGCGATTCGGCGGCATGATGCCGGTCTGGGTGATTAATGCAGGCCGCCCGCCCAGGGTCGTATAGTGCGGCGGGTCCACGTGCCGGACACCGGATGTTCCGTGCGTTACTAGCCAGGCGTGGGGAGCCTTTTTCCTGTCGATTGCCACGATGACGGGTGCGGGGCTGCCGAGCCATCGCTGCAGCCTCTTCCTCTTGACGGCTTTTTTTAAGTTCCCGGTCGGTCCTACAGGGGCACGGGCCCTGATTTCCCTTGCAATCTTATCGGCAGCCCTTTCCAGCACCGGCTCGATCTTACCTGGCTTGATGCCTTCGATCATGCGGTCGATGGCAGTAGCCAGGTCCTCAACGCCTTCGACGTGGATCGCGGTGTCCATCAGATCACTTCCTTGACGGTGAGAATGAGCTCGCGGTTGCGCTCGTAGGCGTTGTTGATCGGCGGGATGATCCCAAACGTCCGGCCGTTTAAAACCAGGCGCATGTCTGATGTAATCCCCGGAATGTAGCGCAGGCGGATGCGGCCCACGGTTTCGGCATGCAGCCCCTTGGCTTCCCAGAATTCACGGCCTCGGGCGGTCTCGAACCAGACAGGGACGCCGGAGAGGTGGGTCTCGTATTCTTCCTGCGGGTTGCCGTCAGCGTTGGTGCCGGACTTTATTTTCAAGATGTCAGCCCGAAGGGGATAGGCTGCCAGGGGCATGGTCACTCACCACCCAAGGCCTTGAGCGCCTCTTCCTTGCCCTTTACCCGCTCGCCGCTCGGCAACTCATACCAGCCGCCACCGACGTGCTTCGGCTCCTTCTGCTCCGGCTCAACGGGAGGCGCCTCTTCAATCATCGCGCCGAGATGCCCCTTAGCCTGCAAGAACTTGGCCCGAGTCGTGTCATCGGTTTCGTAAATGTCCCCGATCCGCCTTACCTTTTTGTCAAGTTTGCAGGTAAATGCCTTAATGACTTTGTATTTCACGACTTGTCACCTACCCTTCCACGATCTGAACGATGGTAATGGTTTTATTCTCCGGCGCCGTTCCCGCCGTTAGCGTTACCCTCCCGCCCAGGTATCGGGGGAAGTAGTAAAATGGGCCATACACCCGGCGGGTATTGTCATTGATGGAGATAGACAGGGCGTTTCCTTCCGAGTCGTAGAGTGACGCCCAGCGCTCGGTTGTTCCGCCGGTGAATCCGACAGGCTCGGCGGTGGCCTCTGCGAACACGCCGGAGCCGTCGCCGTCGTATGTTGCGGTGAATCCCTCCAGGCCGGTTTCTTCGTGGTTGATTGCATCAGCGATCAGTTTGGCGGTGTTCTTGGCATTATCGGGATTGCCGTCTGCGTCAACCGCCAGGGTGATGGTGATCAGATTGTCGGTCAGGTCTATCTCTAGATTGGTTGCTGTGTCCGGTTCCGGGTCCACCGGCAGAACGTGCTGGATTGAGTATTTTTCGCCGGCGGAGCCGGGTTTGTCAACACTAACGGTGTAAAACGAGTTTGCACCCTCGCCGACTTTGGCACTGGCGTTGGTGTCATCTATCCGGAGCAGGTGCTCAAACGTCAGCGCCAGGGTTTGGCCGGACTGGTTGTCAACTGCAACGTGGACGGGCTTGGTCGTCAAGGGCAGGGCAACCGTTTGGACCTTTGCGGCGCTGTCCCACTCTATTACCTGATGGGCAAGGCGGCGTTGATTTATCTCGCCCCAGGTTTTAGGTAGCGTCATATCACTTCACCTCCTGCGTAGTCCTTGATCTGCAAGATGATACTGGTCAAGGCTCGCTCCATGTCGCCCTTCGGGTCGCCGTCATGCAGGATTTTTACTTTTGCGGCGACGGCTATTTTGTAGAGGGCGTATTCTTGCTCGTATGCCGCCTCTTCCGGTGTTGCTCCGCCAGAGAACTGGATCGGGCCGATTGCTTCGGTGATCAGGCCGGTCCCTTCGCCCTCTGCTGACACGCCGTCAATTTCGTTTATAGCGGCGACAATATCCTCAATTGTGCTTCCCTCTGCAGCCAGGGTGACGGTAATTGCGCCGTCCTCGATCTCGGCCTTGAGTTCGTCACCTACGACAACCTTGATTGAGTATCTGTCGCCAGCCGCTCCGGGTTCGTCAGCTGTTACAGTTATGGCCCCGTCTTCACCGATCACAGCGGCAGCATGAGGCAGATCGTCCGGCAACACCGGCAGCTTAACCCCTGCATTTTTTAGATACTGCTCCGCCGCTAAAATGAGGGGACCGAGGACGTTATCCGCCCCGGTCCCGTAAAATCCGAGCAGGTTCTTTGTGAATTCAAGTAAGGGGTTGGGCATTTATGTGCCTCCGTTCTATGCTTCCGGCGGCGTAACCTTGGCAATCCGGAAGGCCGAGGACAGCTTTTTCTTCTGGTCAAACCACGCGGTTAGCACCCAGATGTATTCGCCCTTGTCCACGTCCTTGTCGGAATCATAGACGGTCTCGGGGTCGTAGTTCAGGTGCAGGTAATTGAAATCGCCGACGATGGGGCGGCCGACCACTTCGGTGCCATCGAGAATAGCGGCCGCGTCAGAGAAAAAGACAGGCTTGCCGATGACCTCTTCCGGCGGCTTGCCGTAGAGCGATACCGCGCTGTTGCTCAATGCCTTGATCATGGTGACGTAGTCAGCGTATCTCATGCAGACCTGCGCATTCTCGCGGAAGTCCTCATGTAGATCAGCGATCGCGTTGGTGATGGCCTCATACAGGTCGGCGCCCTCAACCTCTTTGATGACGCTGGCGGAAGAACCGTCCAGTTCGTAGAGGCTCATGTGCTTCTCAGCGGGAACTACAGGCCGGGGCGATCCAGCGGAGCCGTGGGCGAACGACACTTTCTTTTCCTTCGCGGCCAGGCCGGACTGCAGGGCGCTTTCCACGTATTTGACCAGTTCGATGTCGGAGCCGTGAAGGACGGTATCGGCGATACGGACCTTAACCTTGAATTTGAATTTGCCGAACGACACCTTGTCACCGGTGGCCTGGATCTCTTTTGCGGTGTCGGCATCGGTGATAAAGGCGTCATCGTCCAGCGAAAAAGCGATCTTCGGCAGCTCCAGGCCCTTGATCGCGGTCATGCCGATCTTGCCACGGAGCGGGTTCCTTACGAACGGCTCAACGATGACTTCTTTACCCTGGGTGGTCGGGAGCAGGTGCTGCCCGGTGTTGCCGTCAGCAGGCAACGCCCTCAGCGGGGCTGTGTTCGCCAGGACTTCCTTCGCCTCGGGAGACATATCGCGGCCCAGGATTTTCGCCCGGATGAATTCGGCCTTCGCAGCGATCAGGCGGGCCTCGCCGGTCGGGGCAGCGGTGATCTTGTCCTGCCGCAGTTTGGCCTTCTGCTCGGCTTCCAGCTTGTCGTGCTGTTCTTTGATTAAGTCGAAACGGGTTTGCAGGCTATCCTTCTTGCCCTGCAATTCCTTCACTTCCTCGATGGGGATGGCAGCATTTGCGGCCTTGTCCACCAGCTCTGCGGAGACTTTCGCAAGCTCCTCACCTACATTCGCCAGTTTTTCTTTCAATGCAAACAAGGTACTCATTGTTTTACCTCCTGAATTTTTAATTTAATTACCTTAGAACCTTGCTAATTGTTTCGATCGTCGCTTCTGATTCGGCGGCAATTTCGGAACGCAGCCTTGCCTCATCCTCAAAGTTGACGATCCCCTTTCTTTCCTCCAACAGCGACTTTGGCGTGTTCCTGTACACGCTGAACAGATCCATATCAACACAAGCGGCGATCTCCTTGGCGTCGATCAGCTCGTCGGCCAGGCCGTAGTTATAACTCTCCTCAGCGGTGAGCCACGTTTCGGCGTCCAGCAGTTCCTTGAGCTTTTCCTCGNTAAGTTTGTCGCCGGTATGTGCAAGATAGGCTTCAATCATGCCGACGCGGATCTTATCCAGGGCGTCGGCCTCATGCCGTAGATCGTTGGCGTTGCCGATAACCAGGGCCAGTGGATTGTGAATCATCATCGTCGCGTTCTTTGGCATGAAAATTTTAT